AGATGCGAATACAATGTACTCGGAAATAGGCTTATATGTGCCTACAATCACCGCTGATGGGCAAGGTGGCTACACAACTACCTATGCCTTACAAGAGGTTGTATTTGGGGATTTTAGACCACAAGATGAGAATAGAGCATTATTAGAGGCACAATTAAGTTTTACTCGTTCTGCTAAACTATTTATCAGGTACGATGTAACAATTAACAATATGTACAAAATAGAGGCTGAAGGGGAAATGTACACAATTCATTCAATCAAGGATGTAGAGAATCAGTTTAGATTTTACGAAATATTAATGTACGCATAATGGCATTTGCAGTAAGTTTAGGTGGAATGAAAGAACTTGAAGGCAAGTTAAATAAATTATCTACTGCATTAAAAGTTGATGTAAGTGATGAAATAAACGCATCTGCATTAAAAATAGAGAATCAGGCTAAAAGATTAGCACCTGTAAACTTTGGTCAATTAAGGAACTCAATAGCACTTACAAAGGATGGCGAGTTGACATATTCGGTTGCAGCTAACGCTTCGTATTCTGCTTATGTTGAATTTGGCACAGGACCACAAGTAAATGTACCTGCTGATTTCAAATCTTATGCCCAACAATTTAAAGGTAAAAGCGGAGGCAAGTTTAAGGATATGGTTGAAGCATTAACTTTGTGGGTAAAGCGTAAAGGAATTGGTAATGGTAAAAATGACAAAGGTTTGGCTTATGTAATAGCTTTAAGCATATTGAGAAAAGGTATGCGACCACAACCATTTTTAGTTCCAGCTTACGAAATGGAGAAACCTAAACTTATACAAAGACTAAATAAATTATTAAATGCTTAATCCTAATATAGAAATAAAGAAATGGTTTTATACCAACTTGACAAGTTCAAGTGCATTGCCTGTTTATGATGGTTATGCACCTGATAACTGATGAATATGTGATTATGACAGGCAGAACATCGGCACAAGAACAAGGTAAAATCAGTTATACCAATGCAGTTACCATTGATGTTGACATTGTCATAAAAAATAGTAACTTTGGATATAAAAGAGCCGAAACAATAAGCGATTTAATATTAAATGCAATCAACTCGGAAACAAATATTACCCTTGCAAATGGGTTTTATGCTTCAAGTTTAGTGGTGGGTGCAATTAGAAATTTAGATGGTTTAAACCCTTTGGACAATGTATTTAGAACAATAATAACTTACAATTTAATAATAACTCAAAATTAAAATAAAATGGCAGAAACTAAAGTATCAGCAAGGGATTATCTCCTTTTAGCAGATTTAGCTGGAGGTACAACTTTTATACCTGTGGCTTGTTTAACAACAAACTCATTGACATCAACTAACGACACGATTGATGCAACTTCAAAGTGTGGTAATTCATACACACCAAGTCCTGTATTTACTCAATCTTTTGAGTGTGAAGGATTTGCTATTGATGAAACAGGAACTCCAAGTAAGGATTCTTACCAACAATTATACACTGCTCACGCTGCTAAAACTATTTTTACTATTAAAATGGGTAAAGCAACTCCAACTTCAGGTGATGTATATTATGGTGGACTTTCTACAAGCACTGTGTTTATTAGTGATTTTGGAGTACAAGCAGATGATGGTGATGATGTGAAATTTACTGCAACTTTTGTAGTATGTGTTCCACCAATTGCACAAACTGAAACTGTATAAACCAACAACTAAACTATGTTTGAATTAAGACTGAACAACAACAAAACAATCCCTTTAAAATGGGGTACTTGGGCGATGAAAAGATTTTGCGAATTAGAGAATAAATCTCTATTGGACTTAATCAATATTTTATCAAGTGGTGCTTTTGAATTAGGAACAATTGTGCATATAATCCAAGCATCTGCCGAAAGCGGATGTAAGACACTAAATCAACCAATTGAATTTAACGATGTTATCGTTTGCGACTGGATTGATGAGGTTGGTGGGTTATCTGCAAAAGATGGGCAGCTAATAGATTTTATTAAATTTATGCAAACATCAATGGTTCCTGAAACAAAAGAAAATGCCGAAGTAACCAAAGACAAAGGAAAAAAAAAATAGGAATATATAGCTGGGATTCAATAATTATTCTCGCAATAGAAGTTGGCTTGACAATTAATGAGTTTTGGCAACTTACTTGGCGGGAATTTTTATTATATAAAAAGGCTTATGAGAATCAGCAGATAAAGGAATGGGAAAGGACAAGAACTTTAGCTTATATGATTTATAGGTCAAATTCAACGGATAAAAATCCGAAAAGTATAAAGTCCTTTTTCCCTTTGCCTAGTGATGAAGTGGAAGAAGAAAAGCCTAAAATAACACAAGAGCAACTAGCAAGGACATTAAAGTTGTACGGAGTAAAAAAATAAAATGGCACAAGAAACATTAAAAATTACGATAACGGCTGACAATAAACAAGCCGTTCAAAATATACAGGAAACTGTTACCGCTACAACCCAATTGGGTGCTGCTTTTAAAAGAGTTGCTCCAGCAAGTAATCAAGCAACACAAGCTTTAGTCAATGTTTCAAGGGTTGCACAGGATGCTCCATACGGATTTATTGGTATTGCGAATAACTTAAACCCATTACTAGAATCGTTCCAAAGATTAAAAGAAACAAGCGGTTCAGCAGGTAGTGCTTTAAAAGAGATGGCAAAGGGTTTAATGGGTCCAGCAGGTATCGGTTTAGCATTGGGTGTGGTTTCATCTTTGATAGTCGCATTCGGTCCGAAAATAGCAAGTTTTATAAATGGAACAACAGAAGCAAGTAAAGCACAAGACAAATTAAAAGAAAGTTTAGATAATGCAAGGGCATCGGCAAGTGAAAGTGGAATTAAATTACTTGCTTATATTAATGTTGCTGAAAATGCAAACAATACTGATGCAAGAAGAAAAGAAGCATTAGATGCAGTTAAGAATGAATTAGGGAAAGTAAATTTAGCTTATGCAAATAGCATTAAGACAACTGATGATGCTAAAAACGCTGTTAAATTATACACAGAGGCTTTAGTAGCACAAGCTATTACTTCAAGATATATAGATGAAATTGCTGATAAGAATATAAAATTAGCAGATGCTACAAAATTAGCAACAAAAGCAGGTCAAGAATATGTTGCAAGTGTAGAAAGGTCAAAGAATATGATTAATGGTTATGTTGATGCTTCAGTAACAGTTGCAGCAGTAACCAATAGAGATAAAGATGCTTACATAGCAGCAGGGGCAGCAGCACAAATATTAAAAAATGATATTGATGATTTAAATACTTCAGTAACAACAACAATACAAAATGCTTTAGCAAATCCATTTTATGTAATGGATAAAAGTGCTAAAGAATTAGATAAAACTATTATAGAGGTAACTAAAAACTATAAAGCATTTACTAAATTAACTGCTGAACAAGTTGGAACATTTTTACCAACTGATAAACCTGTTTCACCAATTGCACCAGCAGCACCACAAGGACTTTTAGGTAAAGGACCATCTCAAGCAATCATTGAAGCAGATGCAATAAGCAAAGCAGCTAGTGAACAAGCTAAATTTAATTATTTATTAAATGAAGCAGCAACAACGGCTCAATTTATAGCAGATGGTGTTGGTAATATATTTCAATCACTTGCTCAAGGTGAAAATATTGGAGAATCAATTTTAAATGTATTTAAAGATTTAACACTACAATTAGCACAAATGGTTGTTAAGGCTTTAGTATTTAAAGCGATTATGTCAGCATTGGGAATGGGCGGTGCAGCTGGAAGTACAACGGATTTAACAGGAGGTTTATTAGGTGGATTAGGAAAGTTATTAGGATTTACTCCTATGGCTGAAGGTGGAATAGTAAGCAAACCAACATTTGCAATGGTAGGTGAGGGTGGCGAAAGTGAAGCAGTTATGCCTTTAAGTAAATTAGATAGCATATTAGGAAACGCATTTGCTAGTGGTGCAAATTCAGGCGGTGGAATGAGTGGAGGTTCATTTGTATTAAGAGGCAATGATTTGGTTTTAGCATTACAAAGGTCTAATTCATCATTAAATTTAAGGAGAGGTGGCATATAATTTAAAATACCAAATAACTGCTGCAACCAAAAACAATGAAGTTGCGGTTGTTGAAATGTATATTGATGAAGTAGTTGCTGCGGTAATTGAATATCCTGCAACTGCAATTCAGTTACAATACATCCCAAGAAGTGATGATATTTACGAACCTATTTATGCAAGTCAGTTAAATGTTAGTATTGATGTAACGGATGATGATGATAATATGCCTGACTTTACAACATTAAACGATAGGAAATATTTAGTTAAGTTATTTATAGATGGTATTATTTATTGGCAAGGTTGGGTTTTAAGTGATTTAGTTCAATACTCATTTACCACAGGTAGAAAAGAATTATCTTTTAATGCTATTGATGGACTTGGAATGTTAGATTATATTCCATTTACTTATGTTGAAACTAATGTGGCAGGTAACACTAAATTAAGCCCACAAAGCACACTTTATTTTTTATATTCTTGTTTGGCTAAAATAGGATTCCCAGTAGGATTGAATTTAATTACTGCTTGTTCTTATTATGCAGCTGGAATGGATAATCGTGGTGATGGTAGCGAATATGAACCATTTAATCAAAGTTATTTACGACCTGTTTACTTTCAAAATGATGATGAAACATACGAAACTTGTTTAATTGTTTTGACTAAAATATTAAAGTCATTTGGTTGCAAAATTTATCAAGCCAATGGGAAATGGATGATTGTAGCGGTTAATGAATTTGCTGCTGCTCCATACTTTGCTTACACTTACTTTACGGAATACGATGCAGATGGCTTATTAGTAGATTCAGGCACATTTAATACTTTAAGCGAAATACAACCATATACAGGAAATACAAGCGGTTTATACTTTACTAATAATAGCCAAATGAAGCTATTTAAGAAAGGATATAACAATTTCAATTATAGACACGATATAACCTACTCACCTACTTATATTGCTCATCCAAATCTCAAGAATTTAACGAGTGGATTTCTTACATGCTGGAGTAGTGGTATTCAAGGAACAGGTAGTAGTATTTCAATAGTAAATAAGCCATATGAGGCAAGTGATTGGTATGATATGACATTAGGAACGCCAGTTGGCGGTTCAGCATTTAGTGCTGTTAGTACGTTAATAGTTGGATATGTAACGGCTAATGATAAGATAAATTATACTCAAACTTTTTTTTCTCAAACTATTGATAAGGTTAGAGGTCAAATTAAAATAGAAATAACAGGATTAGGTAGTGGTGCTCCATCTTATTATATCAATATAGATGGTGTTTGGCAAAATGCTTCGGTATTACCTTATGATAATTACTATGAAGTTCCTTTGGTAGAGGAAAATAAAATAAATACAGTTACTTTAAATACCCCACCAATACCAATTAATGGAAGTTTAGATATTACTTATGCACTAACAAGTGATGTATTTAATTGTGCAACAAATGTAAAAGTTGGTTCATTTGGATTGACATTTACATCTCCTTTATCTTTGATTACATCTACTTCAATAATTGATGCAAATAATCAATATCAACTAGAAATGGATTTGCCTTTAGGTTATCCTATCTATGATGGAGATGGTGTTGATAGAGTTCAAGCAAATATGGCATACGGAACTATCCAACAATTAGTATCAGGTAACTTTGTATCTGCAACAGGATGGTATCGTTACGGACCTTATACAACCCCTACTGATGGTTTAAGCGAAACTATAATGAAGGAATACATAAACAATTATAGAAGGAACTTAATAAATGTTGATTGTAACTTATTTGGAATAACAACAACTAACGGCAATTTTGCTGCTAATAAGTTATTACAAATATTAGATACTGACCCAGCACAAATAAACATTGAAGATAATAGATATATGACAGGCAATATGACTATTGACATAGTAGGATGTGAAACTCAAGCTACTTTATTAGATATTTCTAATGAGGAACTTGCAAGTACAATAGAAACAATATTCACAGTAAACGGCGTACCTTTTAATTAATTAACTTTGCAATATGGCAACTCCAGTACAAGGCAACAATATAATTTTATACTACTTTGAACCACCTTCGGTTACATATCCAGCAGGTAGGGATATTCCGTTTTCGTGTTCTACAAATTGCACATTTAGTGTAAGTGTTGACCAAAAAGAGCTAACGAGCCAAACGAGTGAGTGGTATAGAGAATACAAGAACGA